ATGTACCGATAGTCCAAATGGGATAGTGCTCGACTCATGACGATGACGACAGTCAGGCCGAAGGTACCGCCGACCGGGCCAGGAAGCTTAATGCCATTCTGACCGATCGATAGGATCGACATCAGCCGTGAGCCACCGGTCCCGTTCTGAATCTCGACTCCGCCGCTCCCAGGATCGCCGAGAATGGGAATGGCCGCGCCGGCATTGATGACACCAGCCCCGTACTTGCCGTCAACGCGCTGTAGCGCCGGCTTCTGCGTACCGCTGATGTCTCCCCATGCATCGACCGTTGAACCCGATTCGGTCAGTGGCCAGTAACCATCTGGCGACTTGGCCAGGATGGCGTTACGCAGCTCCGTATTCAGATTCTGATTCGCCAGCGTGAAGAACGGGCCGACGCACGGCAGCGAGTGCATACCTCGGAAGCCCTGATCTTCCCAGCTTGACGGCCAGCGCTCGACGTAGCCGGCCGTCCAGATCGAGCGCTGCAAGCCACCGGTCGTCGTGTTCGTCAGCGCTGCGGCGCCGCGGTCAAGTTGGATGTCATCGACGTTCATCGTGGTTACGCCGACGCTGCTGCCCGACAGTCCAACGACGAGCTGATGCGAAGTAGCGGTTGCGGTGAACGTCACCGTCAGCCGTACGTACGTGTTGATCGTCGTGCTCGTCGCGCCGGCCACGCCGCCGTTGATGAAGATCCACATAGCGTTAGCGGCCGTCTGGCGTACCCATGCGCTGGCCGTGTACTGCACGCCCGGGATCGTAGGAATCGGGAATACCCACGACGGGTTGACGCCTGAGTTGAACGCGAATGTCGCGCACAGCGTGCCCGTGCGGGGGTTGACGTTGCTTACTGTCGTGTTCGTCGTGCAGTTGAAATTCGTGCTACCGGTCCAAAGCGTCGAGAGCAGTGTGCCGTTCGTGTAACTCTCGAAGCTGCCATCAGTCTTGTTGTACGTGAGATTGAACAGATTGCCAGGCGGATTCGGCCACGTGGCGTAGGCCAGCACCTTGCGATACGGCTGAATGTTCGGCGATACGGAAGAGCCAGTGTTCTGCGGGTTGAACGTTTCGTTGGGATCATGAACGTCGAGCTGCATGGTGCCAGTCTGATTCTGGTCAAGCTCGTACTGCCGACCGCGCTGCGCCGTGCTGATCGCCGTTACCCATTGACCGATGTTCGTCCATTGTGGAGTGGGAGGCGCGGTATCGAACGGATCGATGTTGAACGCAACGGGAACGTCGACGATCGGCAAGTGTGCGTCAACCATGGCCATCCTCCTCCTAGCTCAGCCCGGTCGTGCCGTTGTAGCGCTTGTACGTCTGCGCCACCGGAATCAGCGCGCTGTGCACCTGCCTGCCGTCCATGTAGATGTGCGCGACGAGCGTCCACGTTCCGTCAGCGCTGACTCGCGCCTCAACAGGCGTCGCAGAAACCATGCTCGGCCCGCCAGGGCCAGCGCTGCCGGCCGAAATCATGTCCCTGCTCATCACGTACTCGCCACCGTGCACAACGGCCAGCTGAGGCTGGCCAGGCGTCCCCGGTACCCAACCGCCTTCATCGAAGCCGAGGAATTTTGCCACCGCGGCGCCGGCCGCGCCGGGCGCGTTGATCACGCTGCTGATGTCGTTCTTCACGGTGCGCACAGCGCTGGAGATCTTATCGAAGATCGGCTTGATCTTGTTCCATACCCACTCGATCGCGCTCTTGATGCCGTTCCATGCCGATGACCACGCGCTTTCGAGTGCGTGGATCGCCGAGCGCACCGGGTTGATCGCGTATTTCTGGATCGCGTCACTCACCGGCTTGACGATGCTGTCGTGCACCCATCGCATGAGCTCACCCATGCGTCGCCAGCCGGCTTCCCACTCGCCGCGCAGCCAGGCGAGCGCGGCCTGAATTGGCCGGAAGACATGTACGACGATGAATGTCACGAGTGGGACCATGACGTTGTTGTGTACCCACATAATCACGGCGACGATGTGATTCCAGACTGCTGCCCAGAAATCGCCGAAGTCTTTGAGTACGACCGAGAGGAAACCCCAGACGAATTTAAAGAAGACCATGAAGCCGGTAAAAATGATCTTGGTCGGCCGCACAAGGTACTTCTCGAAGAAATCAACGATCGGCTGGATGATGTTGTCGTGAATCCAGAATACGACTTTCTTGATTTCGTTCCATGTCCAGTGCCACGCGTCGACGAGCGCATGCCAGACATCCAGCGCAATGCGCTTAATGAAGCCCCAGACGGTTGACCAGTGCTTCACGAGCTCATAAATACCGATCGCCAGCAGCGCGATTGCAGCAATGATCGCGAGGATGATCCACGTCATCGGGTTGGCCAGCATGGCGACGGTATTGGCGATGACAGCAGCCGTCCACGCGCCGATGGCAGCAACGAGCACCGAGCCGATGATGACAGCCGCGATCTTCACAACGCCAATGTGTTTGGCCAGCCAACTCGCTGTCGCCTGCAGCTTCGGAATCAGCCATTCGCCAATCTTGATGCCCAGTACCTGCGCCTCTGCGCCGAGTTGATGAAGCTGCTGGCTGAACTGCTGCTGTTGCTTCTGCCACGCCTCTTGCGCTCGTGCGGCGCGGCTGCTGGCGTCGCCAAGCTGGCCATACTTCGCGCGCAGCCGGTCGCTCTCTTCGAGCAGCGTGTGAATAGCGCCCGAGCTGCGGCCGCCACCGAATGCCGCGGCGATGATGGCGTTCTGTTCACTGGCCGTCTTGCCGCTCTTTTCGAGGTGATCCTTGAGATCCATCACGGCGACGAGCAGGCCGTCTGGCTTGCGCAGGTCTTCGGCCAGTTGCGTCGAGCCGATGCCGATCGACGCAAGCGCCTCTTTGGCCTTGAGCGTCGGCGCAGCCATCATGCTGACCGTCATGCGCAGCCGAGTAGCCGCCTCGTCGGCGTTCGTGCTGTTGTCTGTGATCGTGGCCAACGATGCGCCGAAGTCGGTCATGCCCAGACCGGCCGCCTTGAAGCTCGGCAGCACGCCTGTACCGATCGCAGCAGCCAGCTTATCCATGCGCATGTCGCCCATGCCGACGATCGTGTTGAGGTAGTTCGTCGCGTCGGCCGCGCCTTGAATGTCTTTCATGCCAACAGACATCACGCCAGACATGGCGAACGTGACCGTATCCAGATCGGCCATGCCCATCGCTGCCAGCTTGGCGCTGGCAGCCAGGATATCCATCGCCTGTTTGCCGCGGAAGCCGGTGGACTCGATGTGATACAGACCTTCGGCCAGCTTCTCAGGGCCGATGCCCACGGCCGGCGCCAGATCGAGCACTGACTTCTTGAGTCCGTCCACTTCGGCCTGTGACGCGCCGGCTTGCGTGTGCACGAGCTCCATGGTCTGATCGAAGTTCTTGGCCAGCTTGACGCTCTCGTAACCGACCGCGGCAACGCCGACAGCCAGGGCGGCCATCGCTACCTTACCGGCTGCGGCCAGGCGCGCGTTCGCCGCTTGCAGCCCGGTCGTCTCGGCCTTCGCGGCGCCCATGGCGGCCGTAAATTCAGTGGTGTCGGCAATGAGCTTGGCAACGACCGGAGGCAGGAAATCCACGCTCTACCTCCCTAGCCGGTCGCTGCCGCTGCCCACTCTTCGCGGAACACTGCGGCAATCTCCGGCAGCATTTCCTCGAAGGCGGGTTGCATGTATGGACGCGACGGCAGAACGGCGCCATGGCCGGCTACGCCGCCAAGCTCTTGGATGCGGCCGTACTCGATCGTCGGGCCGACCTCCCCCTCGAAGCGGGTCGGCCCGATCTGCTTGATCGGCGATTGCTTGACCGAGCGCCGAAGGTCGCCGCTCACGAGTTCGGGTGGCTCGCCCGGCGCGCTCATGGTCGGCTCGTCAGGGCGATGCGACCCAATCGACAGCAGGCTCTTCGCTTCCCGCTCAATCAGGCTGAGCGCTCGTCTAAGCCCCGTTCGCGACGCTGCCAACTGTCGAGCCTGCATACGGGTGAGAGCGGCCTGAAACTCTTTGATGCCTGCCCAGAGCACGTGCATCGTGGCCGCCCTCCCCTCGCTATGTCTGCTGCGCCGCGCGCCGCTTGTCTTCCTCGATCTCGTCGGCAATGGCTGCGACCCCCGGTAGCCGATCGACCAACCATTGTGGACATTCGTCGACCTGATCTGGCGTCCAGTTCCATCGCTGAGCGAACCAGTAGTAGCTGACTGCGTCTTCGTACAATTCGTCTTCGAGCGATACCCGCTTCCGGACGCCTTCGTCACCCGTCAGAAGCGGCTTGAGCCTCCGACGGGCTGAGTAGGGGATCCTGGCTTGCCAGCGTCATCGACGGTTACGGGGTCCGGGAAGAGCATCTGACGCGCTGGTTCAAGCGCCTCTGACAGCTTGTCGTAGTCGGGAATTTCGAGATCGCCGATCAGATCGACGGTCGCCAGCGGCGACGAGCTGTCCTGCAGTGGCGCGTACGGGATCGACCACTTATCGATCATGAGCAGCATCAGCGACTCGACGATATCGAAGCCGATCCCCATGGTGCGCGACTGCATGCGGTCGATGTTGAGCCGATCCATCATGCGCTTGCGATGCTTGGCGCGAATCTGCCGCGCGTCGGCGATCTCTGCCCACCCACCCGAGGGCAGCTCGACGCGCGTCGTCACGACGCCATCGAGAATCGACCCCCGATCGGTGGCCGGCGCTTGCGCGCCGGCTTCGATCTCTGGCTGTCCGTCCATTGTGGTGCCTCTCTGTGCGCTCCGTGGAAATGTTGACGATCGTCGATCAGACGTAGGTGCCGGACGCGATCGCGTTCTGCAGTGTGACCTTGATCGGCGAGACGCCACCGCTGGCGCCTGCGTTCGTCGAGCTGGCAATGCCCTTGAATGTCGAGCTGTACCCTACGGCTTCGCTGCCTCGATCGATCTTCGAGGTATCGAACGCCGCGGCCTGGACATCGACCGTGAGCCCGAGCAGCGCGCCAAGCGTCAAGCCGTTGTCGAGCTTCCACTGAAATTGCGGTTGCGTGTTGTTGAGCAGCGTCAGCAGCGCATTCGTCTCGGCACTCGGCGCGGCAAAGTCGAGCTTGCCGGAGACCGTCACGCCGCCACGCTGGATGACGAAGGGGTTCTGACTGTTCTGTCCCGTGAAGATCGGCTTGAGCTTGCGCATGATCTTGATTTCCCATGAGCCGATCGTGCTGTCGAGCGTGCCACCGGTCGCCGGGCCACCGATGCCGAGCAGGGAGCGCCACGACGCCAGCGGTAGCGCGCTCGTCGGCGCGGCCGTGGGGATGGCACCGGCGATGACGGACGCCCATGCCGATGCCTTCGCGTCGAACGTGATGAGCTCACTCTCGGCGTTGCCCTTGAGCGTCAGCTCGGAGAGGCAGGCGCCAGCGAATTGGCGCGCCTGGTTCGTGGCCGGCAATCCCTGCCAGTCCGTGAACGTGTGCGTCGTCGGCTGGCCGGTACCGCTGTTGAGCACGCTGCACGCGTGCGAGAACGGCGCGCTGGCGCCGGTCGTCACGACATCGCCGAGGATGTTGCCGAGCAGGAAGCCCAGGCCATCGAAGTAGGCCGGACCACTCATGGTGATCTCGGACAGCTTGACGCCCTGGATGTACGCGTACTCTTCAACCATCGAGCCACGCATCGAGCTGTCGATCAGCGGCGTCGGCTTGTCCTCAGGGTCGAATTTGTCCATGACGAGCGTGGCCGTCATGGCAACGGCCGTGCCTGGCGTGGTCTCTTTGGCCACGCCGATAAACTGTTTGGCGCTTGGGTAAACCGTTGGACCGGCCATGGCCTGCCTTCCTCGCTCTGCCTGTTGTGATCTTACGCGATGATGTAGTTATGAGCTTCGCACTCGATGCGAAGGTATATGCGTGTCATCTCGGCACTCGTCGCCGGAGGCGGCATCATCCAGCGCAGCCACGGATCGCCACCTTCGCCGATCTGGAAGCCGCCACCCTCGAAGCCACCGCTGTTGCACGTAGGGTCGGTGCGAATGCGGTTGAAAATGGCGTCTTTGAGCGCATAAGCAAAGTCCTGTGCGTCTTCCGCAAGGGGTTCCATCGACTGCACGTAGACGTGCAGCGTGACCGCGTGCACGACTTGCTTCATCCCCTGCGCCTGGCCGGCTACCGCGATACGACGCTCTTCGCCGCTGCCGACGTGCACGATAAGGAGAGCGCCCGAGCGCGTCCCCGCTGGCGCGTCCCTTGTAAAGTCTCTCTTGTCATCATTCTTCTGCCAGGCGCGCCGGCCGACGTTGAGACCGGAGATCGGTGGAGCGCCGACGATGGCCGGTAGGTAGCCGCGCTCGATCGCGTTGTACGGGCCGACGAGGTACACGCCGATACCGTCGCGCACGGCCGTCTCGGTACCGCCGAACGGCGCGTGTACCGAGATCGGCAGCGCGTAGGCATCCACGTTGCCATCAGCGTCAGTCGCGGTCACCAGGAAGGCGTACGTGCCACTACTGGCGTACGTGTGCACGAAGGGCCCGAGCGACGAGACGTTGGCGCTGGCGCCATCCCCCCACTCGATCTTGTAGGTGACCGTGTTCGGGTGGTCGTCCGTGATCTGCAGGTTGACGGTCGCCGTCAGTCCGCTCGTCGTCGCGCTGGCCGTGACGGTTGGCGGAAAGTGATTGATGACCGTGTATACGAAGTCGCAGCCGTAGAACGTGCTCGTCAGTTGGTTCGGGAGATTGCCGGGCGTCGGGTTGAACCCACCGCTGTTGGCCGTGATGTTGCCATCGCTGGAGTTCTGCGGATACGCGTTTGCCACAATCGCGTAATCGACGTTGGCGTCATACGTGACCCACACCGTGTTGCCTGGCAGAATCTCGATCGCCGCGGTGAGGTTGTACGTCCCCCAACCGAGCGGCAGCGTGTCGGGAAGGTTGACCTGTGCCAGGATCACATCGCCGGTCGTGCGAATGTACGCCTTCCTGTTCGGCTGCACATTGGCGCCACCCGTGCCGTAGACACGGATTGCGGTTACGTTGATGTCGGCCGAGACGAGATACCGGACGCCAAGCTCATAATCGTTGCCGGTGTCGACGAAGGGTGTCGGATCGGCGCCGCCCCATGCGTTCACCATCAGCGGACCCTGGCGAAGCTGCTGAGCAAGTCGCAGGCCGCTTTGATCAGGCCGCCACCACTACCGCGCGAGTCACCCTTGCGCGTCGAGATCTTCGGTGCGTTGCCGGGCCAGGGATCTTCGGCCTGCGTGACCGGACGCAGCAGCGTGGCGATCGTGTATTTCTGCACGGCTTCGCGGATCGGCGCCGGCATCATCGACACGCCGATCTGGTTAGCCGGCGCCTGATCGATCACGGTGTGCGTGTACTTGAGCGCCGTCGTGAGCGGCAGCGTGGCGCCAGCCACGTAGCTACCGGCGATCGTGACGGCTTCCTCTTTGCCTGGCTCCCAGATTCGCAGCGTGTCGCCAGCGTAGAACCCGGTCGCATCGGACACCGTGATGCTCGTCGCGTTCGCTGCGGCCGTCGCGGCGAGGATCGTATTCGCGTAGCCGGCCACGTAGGACCAGAGCGTATACAGCGACATGTTCGGCATCGGTGGCGAGAACTGCAGTTGGTTGAACCCGGAACCGTTCAGCCCGGCACCCCACGGCAGAACAACGTTGGCGTTGTCTTCAACCCACTGCGCACTAAGGTCGGTCACCGCGGTTTGATTCGCGGCGCCGTTGTAGCCATAGCTGAACGACGCGAGCGCGCGCACAGGAAAGTGTTCGGCGTGCAGCCTGATCGAACCGTCGGCGCCGATGCGCGTGCGGGCCGGCTCGACGTTCAGATGCGCGTGCAACGGCATGTCGCACTCAGTGAACGATGCCCAGTTGGACGCCAGCAGCAGCAGATTGTAGAGCTCTTGATCCTGATCGCCCTGCACGATGCTGTACTGGTTCAGATCTCCGAGCGCGAGCAGAGACGGGTAGGCACGGAAGCTGGCTACGGTGACGTACGGAACCGTTGCCTGCGCGTCGAGCGATGTGCTTGCCACCCGTCCCCCTCTCGCGTCTCGATCTTGTTAGCCGACTTGCCAGCCACCGTGCACGCACGTCACGTACGAGCAGTTGTCCGGCAGGCCGACCGGCCAGCACACGTCGGGCGACGGGCAGCCGAGCCTATCGAGCGACGGTTCAGGCGTCGCCTTCCGACGCCCCTTGCGCGCCGGCTGTGCAAGCACTGGGGGCGTCGGCGCGGCGTCAGGGTCCGTCGGGCCACCCTGCTCGCTCTCGGCCCCGTCTGGGGCCTCTGAGGGCGTCTCGTCGGCCGGCGCCTCCGTCTCGTCGTCTTCGCCGTTCTCGTCGTCGCCGAGATTGATCTTGCCATCGTTGTCCAGGATGCTCTGCCATGGGAAGCTGCTCGACTCGACCGGCTGCGCGCCATGATCGCGAGCAAAGGTAATGGCGTCTTCCTGCTTGGTCGGAAAGTAGAGATCGGTGCCGTTCGGCGCGATCATCGCCCAGGGGGGCTGCGAGTTGATGGCCGGCGCGAGCGGGCCGAGCCGAGCCGCAGCTTTCTTGACCGGCTGCGTCATAGCACACGCTCCAGACGCTCGACCTGCGCACGCAGCGCCGTGATCGCCTGCGCCGTCATGCTGCCTTCGAGCACCAGTGCGCCGGGCGCGGCTGCCGCCAGCGACTGGCGCACGTGCACCTTCGTGGCCATCGGCGCGTTGCGCCGGTCGGTGCCACAGCGCGAGCAGCGCGCGAAGTACGACGCGAAGCCGCAGTGCGGGCAGCGCGGTCCGGCCAGGATCGTCCGGCCGACGTTCGGCTTGAAACCGCCGATGCCAAGCACGTACTTCGCATCGCTCGGCGCCACGTCGTACATGCCGCCACCGCGCGCCTTGTAGCGCCGGCCACTGGGCATGTCCAGCTCTTTGACGGCGCCGTCCGGCGCCGCGATTGTCACGCGCTCTTCGCTCACCGCGTGACCTCCCTTCGTTGTGCGCTCCGTGGAAGACCTGGCCGGCGCTGCCGTCACGGAGCGCGCACCGGCGAGCGCCGGCCAGGGGTCTAACGTTGATCTACGGCAGCAGGCCGAGCAGCATGCCGGACCATGCCGGCGCGTAGTGCACGAGCGTGCCGAACCAGTACGTGCTCTGATCGTAGGTGAACTGGATCACCGGCCACTCGACCGACATGTAGTCCTGCACGTTGCGAACCTCGGCCGTGCTACTGACTTCGGAGTCCGGCACGGGCAGGCTGCGCGACCGGATGAGCGAGCAGCCGAGCGGCATGTACGGGTGGACGTTGAAGTCCACCATGCGCCCGGTCACCTGGTTGTTGATGCCGGAAACGACGCTGCCGATCGTGGCGCCGCTGCGCTCGTCGGCCGCGATCGTCAGCCGGTAGCCGGTCACCGACGCGGCCAGCTTGAGCCACTGGCCGAGCGACGAGCGCGTCTGGCCGTCCACCCAGACCTCATCAGGATCGGCCAGCAGCTTGTTGCCGCTCGTGCCACCGCCCGGGTTCAGCGTGGCGCCGTAGAGCGACAGGAAAGCATCCTGCCATGGCTTGTCACCGAGGTTGAGCGCAGGCGTGGCGTTCGCGGCGATGTTGCCGTTCACGCGCTTGACGTAGCCGCTCTGCGCGGGATCGGCCTGGACCGTCAGGAAGCCGTCGTAGCCGTTGGCCGAAACGGTGCTGTCGGCGCCGGGGATGGCCGCGCCGCCAGCGGTCGGAGGCGCCGTGAGCGTGTACGTGTTGCCCACGAAGCTCGTCTGGAAGGTTTCCGTACCGGGGCCGCCACCGACCTGCGACACGTAGAGGTTGTAGCCGAGCGCGCCGGTGGGCTCGGTCGCAACCGTGATCGTAATCGTGGACGTGGCACCGGTCGTCACCTGCGCGACGCGGTTGGAGATGACCGACTCGCCGCCACCCGCTCGCGCGGTAACGGTGATCTGGTACGTACCGGCCGCGATCGTGCCACCGGTCGTCGCCGTCGCGCCGGAGATGACCGGCGCCACGACGGCGCCCGCGTAGCCGTTGCCGGACGCGCCACGCGCGTACAACAGTGCGCGCTCCTCGCCGCCGAGCGACGCCCAGAGCAGCGCGGTCTGCGACAGCGATCGGATGTCCTGGAAGCCCTGGCCGGCAAACTGCGCCTTCCAGGTCACCATGTCCGACAGACCCTGCTCCATGTACGCGACCGTCTTCGAGTCCGACGCGTAATTGATCTTCGGGCCGCGGCGCAGCGAGATCGGGCCGAAGGACGTCGACACGCTCTCGGAGTTCATGAATGCCATGGCGTCGGCGATGCCGCCGACGCCGCTGTTGGTCCAACCGAGGATGCGCTTGAACTGCGCGGCCGTACCCATGCCCTTCGTGCGCGGCAGCGAGTTGCGCAGCGGCGTTTGACGCGGCACGAGCAGCTTGGCCGGCGCCTGCAGATCGAACGGCACGAGACCGGCCGTGTTGGGGAAGTTGATCGACAAATCCTTGGACAGGTCGGCATCGAGCATGCCCTTGAGCGCGTCGAGCTCGGCCTGCAGACCGCTGGCCACGTCGGGGGAGAGCGCCTTCGTGATCGTCTCGACCCGTTCGGCGATGCCCTTTGTGCGCTTGACCGTGTTCGGAACGATGTGCTGGCCGCCACCCTCGATCGGCTGCAGCGCGACATCGCCGGACAGCGACGCGGCGTTGTTGGCCGCCAGGGTGGTCTTGTACGCCTCGAAACGCTGAGCAACTTCGGTGCCGTTGCTCGCGTCCGAGAACATCTCGGACGGTGCGGGAACCGCATACATGGCTATCTATCCTTAGTGTCGAGTGTGGACAGTTATGCTGCCCGCAGCTCGGCGGCCATCCTGCGATAGCCCTCTGCCGTCTTCGGGTCTACTGCTTGCATGCCGCTGGCCAAGTGCTCGTAACGAGCAGCCGTCGCCAGTTTGTCGGAGCGGTTGTCGGCCGCTGCGATCTCAGCTTGCGAACGGGCGAGCACGGGACCACCGGGAACGGGCATTGACAGCGCCTTCGTCAACCTACCGCGCAGGTCATTGACCTCTCGGCGCAGCTCGTCGACCTCTGCGTTGCCCTGTCCATTCTGGACGGTCGCGCTCTTCGTGATGTCTGGGGCGCCGGCCAGCTCGACATCGCCAACGGTGACGACGACGGCCGCGCCTGCGTCGGCTTCGGCCTCCCAACGTTCCTGCGTGCAGAACCACTCCAGCGAATCGACGGCGCACAGCAGCGTCGAGATCTGCGCGGCGTCGCACGAGTTGCCGTCAGCCAAGCTCTGCGCTTCGGACTGGATGAGCTGCGCGATCAGCGAGATGGCCTGCTGCGCGCTGGCGATGTCCTCGGCCGGCGCCGCCTTCGTCAGCACGTCGATCGGCTGACCCTTGAGCCGTAGCGCCTTCACGCGCTTGAGTATGGTGCGACCGACCCCACGCGCCAGCGCCTTTGACGCGCTCTCCGCGTCGGTCTCCGACGCGCCTTCCCCGGGGTCGGCCGCAGTGGCGTCAGCGCCGGGCGATGGTGCGCTGTCGCCACTCTTCGGAGCCTCGG